TAGATAGATTAAGGATGTTAAGTGAATATAATGGTAGAGTTATTTCTTTATCTGGTGAGTTGGATTACAACATCGTTATGAATAAGAGAAAAGAATTGGTTGATTACGACTTTAAGTTCGAGGTGCCTAAGAATTTAGATTTACTAAAGGTGTCTGATAAACTTGTTTTAGGAGATAGTCACTCAATTTCTGTATTTAAAAAGGGTCATACAATATCAAGGAATGACGGTAAGACTTTAAGAGGTTTTTTAAATAAAGGTATTAATACGTTTTTACCAGAGGGTACAAAAGAGTTGATATTTTACGCTGGAAATATAGATATGAGATTCCATATCTTTAATCCTAGGAGAGAGGGTACTTATGAAGATAAATGTAAAGAACTTATTAGTAGGTTAGAGACTCAGTTGTTAGACCTTAATTTACAAAAAACTACTTGTGTTAAGTTGATTCCTATTGAGAATGAGTCTAGAAAATTACCAGGTACTGGTAAATTAGATGGACTTAATTTCTATGGTTCATTTGAGCAAAGACAAGAAGCGGTAAATTTCTACAATAATGAACTTGAGTTAATGTGTAAAAATAACGGTTTTGATATTTTAAGCTGGGATTTTGATTACAATGTAGAATTAGATTTTAAAAATATGGAAGCGAGACAATCTGTACATTTAAGACCTGATGCATACATGGATTACACCAATAAAAACGAATTAAAATTATTTTAAAATGTTAGACCAGTTTACAGATTATTATTATAAAGCAAAAAAGATGCAAGAGACAAAGTTTCAAGGCATTAATTGGACAGAGGAACAGGTTAATGACGACCTAGTTTGGAATATTCCTATATATGACGTAGTCAATAGGAGATACGCAGCTTTTAGTAGTTTTGTAGAAGCCGTTGTTAAGGGTAAAGAAGATTGCAAAGGAAACGGTTTATACTTTGATGACATGTATAATAAAATATCAAAAAGAGATTTCATGTATTTGTGTTATATGTTTAGACTGTGCGGATCAGGTATTAATTATAAGCCTAAAAAAGTCGGTCAGGATGAACCTTTTGGAACTCACGGTTTTGGTAACTTTTGGATTGTAGAAGATTTACAACAGGGTAGGTTTACTAAACAAGAGTGGAAAGAAAGTATGCCAACTAAGGTTTTTTGTGATGTTAAGGGTTATTTGTTACCTATGATTAAAGGTGGTTTATACAACTTTGTTCAGAACGATGCGGATTCTTTAATGGATTACTTAAATGATTATTTGTTAAGTGGAAGCATTAAGGGAATTAAAGACGTAGTAGATTATGGTAATGATTACCTAAGAGCTAATGGTTTTAAAAGGCAAAATTTTGTATTAACAGCATTCGCAATGGATATGGCTGAGTATTTCCCTGAATTGGTAGACCCAACATCTGATGTATACGTAGGTTCTAACGCAAAGAAATGTTTAAAACTTATATTACCAAAGATGAAGCACGATGCTGCCTTACGTTACCTCTGTGATATGACACACAACGTGTCTAACCCAATGGATATGGAAGATGTTTCTTGCGACTTCATAAGGTATATTGAAGAGTTCCAATCGCCAGAACATATTGAATATAACAAAGGTATAGTATATAAGAATAATATAAAGAAATAAAATATGTTTATAAACAAACAAGATGGGTTAGATAATAAAGACCTAAGAGGTGAAAAAGATTTGGAATATTACTTAAAGATGACTGAAGGTTTTAAAAGTACCTTTGAAGATTTTAAAGTAATTCAATCTAATGGATTTAATATTATAGATGAGTCACAAGCGTGTGAGGTAGGTTATAAAGCAAGAGCTGGAGAATTCCTAATGGACACGCTAAAAAAGAGAGGAGTTACTGAGGTGGTATATGTACAACCTAGAAAAGGATTTGCTGGAATAAGTTTATCTTATCTTTGTAAAAAGTACGATATAGCCTTAACGTTGGTTATGCCAGCTTCTAAAGAGAGTTCCCCTCACCAAAGGTTATGTATCGAGTATGGAGCAAAGCCGTTATTCTTAAGAGTAGCCGCAATGCCTAATGCAAACTCAATGGCTCAAAAGTATGCAAAAGCTACTGGAGCATATTTTGTACCGTTAGGATTAAATCACGAAATGGTAGTAGGAATGGGAGTTAGAATAGTGCATGAGTACTTTAAGAATAGAGAGCATCCAAAGAGAATGTGGTCTGTTATTTCTACAGGTGTGTTAACTAGAACTTTACAAATAGCATTGCCAAATACTGAGTTTTTTAACGTTGCTGTATCTAGAAATATACAACAAGGTGATTTAGGAAGAGCAAATTTTATGAGTTATCATAAAGCTTTTAATCAACAGTCGGATGATGTACCTAATGAGTTTGATTGTGAAAGCGCTTACGATTCTAAAGGTTGGGATTACATGAATAGGTATGGTTTACCTGGAGATTGGTTTTTCAATGTTGCTGGTAATGCACCAGGAACCACTGTTAAACCGGAAGATGTAGATTCTTATAGAGATTGGAGAGATTTAAAAGATTTTAATAAATATTTAAACAAATAGAATAGTGTACAAAAAAGTTGTACATTTGCAAAAAACAAATATAATGAGTAGAGATGAAGAGATAAGTTTTATAAATGGACCATCGTTTGGTAACGCACAAGATGCTTTTGAATATTATTACAAGGCTGTAAACAAATATTCTTTCGGTGGTTTAAGGAGTGGTACAAAAACATTGTACAACGTAGGTTTTTATTTAGAGAGACCAATGGATAATTTAATAAATACACCATTTAGAAAGTGGAGTAATAAATACGCAGTTAGAGAATGGGACTGGTATTTATCAGGAGACCCTAATGGTGAAGAAATATCTAAACATGCGCCTATATGGAAAAACCATATGGATAAAGAAGGTAATGTAAGATCTAATTACGGTTGGCAATGGGATAGAGGTTCTCAATTAGATAGAATTATAGATAAGTTACGTGGTGATAAAAACACTAGACAAGCATTGTTATCAATATATGATGGTAAAGAGATTGATACTTATGAATATGATACACCATGTACTAGTTCAATACATTTTCAAATTGTAAACAATAAGTTATGTATGAGCGTAAATATGAGATCAAACGATTTATGGTTTGGTTTCTGTAATGACCAGTTTTGTTTCTCAATGTTACAAAAAATGGTTGCAGATAGATTAGGTATTGAAGTTGGTTGGTATTATCACTTTGCCTCTAATTTCCACTTGTATGAAAGACACTTAAACAAGAATTAATATGGAGTATAAAATAAATGTAGGAGGTCAAGAGATAACGTTATATCACGACAATATGGATTCATCAATTAACGTTGATGACCTAACTAAGATAGATGTAGGTAATATCTATGGAGACGCGGTGACGATATCAGCAGCAGTTAATAGAATTGGGTTAATAAAGGCAGAGGTTGAAGCTTTGGTTGGTGAGACTAAATTAGATTACAAAATCTATGAGGGTCAATTTAGAGCTAAGTTAAGAAAACAAGCTGCTAACAATGCAGGATTCTATACCATTAGGATAGGTAATGATGATGTTAAAATTAAGGCTACTGAAAAGGCTTTAGAGACTTGTTTTGAGACTGATGAAAAATGGATAGAGTTAAAGAGGTCGTTTATTACGGCAGAGAAGAACTTCAATTCATTAAGTAGTTTGTATTGGGCATGTCAAGATAAGAGTAGAAAATTAAACACATTAGTTAATGGAGTAACTCCTAGTGAGTTTGTTAGTGAAATGATAGAAGGAAAGATTAATGGAATTTTAATACAAAAATAATATATGATAGAACCAATTTTACAACCAAATGATAATAGATTTGTAATATTCCCAATAGAGCATAGTGATCTATGGGATTGGTACAAAAAGCAACAGGCTTGCATATGGACAGCAGAAGAGATTGACTTGTCAGAAGACATAAACGATTGGAACAATAAGTTAAGTGAGAATGAGAGATATTTTATCAAACACATTTTAGCTTTCTTTGCAGCGTCTGATGGTATAGTTAATGAGAATCTAGCAGAGAACTTTGTTAATGAGGTTCAATATAGTGAGGCTAAGTTCTTTTATGGTTTTCAAATCATGATGGAGAATATACACTCGGAAACGTATTCTTTACTTATAGATACTTACGTTAAGGATGAGCAAGAGAAGGATAGGTTGTTTAACGCAATAGAGACGTTCTCAGCGATTAAGAAAAAAGCTGATTGGGCATTAAAGTGGATTGATTCAGACTCGTTCGCAGAGAGGCTAATAGCGTTTGCAGCAGTTGAGGGTATTTTCTTCTCGGGAGCATTTTGTTCTATCTTTTGGTTAAAAAAGAGAGGATTGTTACCAGGACTTACTTTCTCTAATGAATTGATTTCAAGAGATGAGGGTATGCATTGTGATTTTGCAGTACATTTGCACAATAATCATATTGTTAACAAGGTTCCAAAGAGTAGAATTAAGGAAATAATTGTAGAAGCGTTAGACATAGAGAGGGAATTTATTACAGAGTCTTTACCAGTTAGTTTAATTGGTATGAATTCAAACCTGATGACTCAATATTTAGAGTTTGTTACAGATAGGTTACTCATGGAGTTTAATTGTGATAAAGAGTATAACACAAAGAACCCTTTTGACTTTATGGAAATGATAAGTTTAGAAGGTAAGACAAATTTCTTTGAAAAGAGAGTTTCAGAATATCAAAAAGCCGGAGTAAAGTCTGGAGGTAATGGAGCTATAAGTTTTGACGAGGAATTTTAACACAAAAATATAGTAGTTAATTAAATAACTATTTGTATATTTGCACAAGTAAATAATAATAAGCAGATTGAAACCCAAGGCATTTCAATTTGAAACTATATAAAAGACCTTTAACTAAATAAATATTTATAATTATGGGATTACAAGTAAGAGACGAAGTAAGTGAAAATTCAACCTACTTAGCAGTAGCAGGAGGTTATGTGTGGAACAAGAAAGAGGATGAGTCACATCCACAATTTGCAACACAAGAGTTTAAAAAGATTGATGGAACAGTAGGTTCTAGACAAGGAGCTAGGTATGACTCTTTAACAGGAGTTATTAGTGGAGTAGAAATCAAAACTCATGACCAGTATGGAGAGTCTATTCAGACTAAGATTGTAAGTGGTAGCGATGTTTTTACATTATCAATTTCTACAAACAATCGTTATTCTCAAGATATGATGAAAGCGTTGTTAAAGTTAGACTTATCTCTTCCAGTTATGTTGAGACCTTATGATTTTGTTAACAGAGAAAACAAGAGAGTTCAAGGTATCTCTTTTAATCAAAATGGACAAAAAGTATTGTTAAAAAACGACGATGCACCTTTTGACCCAAATGTTTTTGCAAATGGAGACAAGAAGAAAATTAAAAGATTTTTTGAAGATTTAACAGAATGGTTTGTTGATGAAGTTACTTCTAAAGTAATTAACGGATACTTTGCTAATGAAAGTGCTCCAACTCCAACTCCAACTCCAACACCAACACCAACGCCAACACCAGTAGCAAAAGCTACGCCAGTTGCAGCAGTTGTAGTTGAGGAGGAAGTTCAAGAGGAGGATAATTTAGATAGTCAATTAGACCGTTTATTAGGATAGTAAGAATTTAAAAACAAAGCCCTATTTAATTATAGGGCTTTTTAACATTTAAGAAGTATGAAAAAAGTATTAGCAATAATTTTTAATGATGTACACCTAAAGACAGGAAACGAGGATGAGGTTTATGAATCTACAAAACACATGGTTAGTTATGCTGTTGATAATGGTGTAAAAAACTTAATATTTGCTGGTGACTTATTCGATTCTAGGACTCAACAAAGGTTGAAGGTTTTACAAACGTTTGATAAGATGTTAGAATTGTTTAACACTAATGGATTGACTTTGTATCTATTTCCAGGGAATCACGATAAGACGCTCTATACGAGCTCTGATTCTTTTTTGGATGTATACAAACATCACCCATGTGTAAAGTTCAACAGAGAGCTTAAAAACATCGTTATAGATGATGTATCAATAGACTTATTACCATTCTTTTCTACGGAGCTATTAGTTCCAATGATTGAGAACGCTAAAGGTGGAGATATATTAATTTCACATTTTGGAATGGATGGTTCTAATCACTTAGGACATGTTAGTAAAAACACATCAATAACTAAAAAGTTGTTAAATAAGTGGAACAAGGTGTACTTAGGTCACTATCATAACTACCATGAGATAAGCAATAACATTGTACATTTACCATCGTTTAGACAAGAGAGTTATGGAGAGGATAACGTTAAAGGTTTTTCATTACTATTTAAAGATGGAAGTTACGAGTTAGTTAAGGGAAAGTTTAGAGAATACTTAAAGTTAACTATAGACTTAAATGAGTCTAACAATAAAGAGATAGCTAACCTCATAAAGTCACATAGTAATAGTGAGCAAAAGGTTAGGTTTGAGTTTAGAGGAACTCAAGAACAATTCAAGGCGTTAGATAAGTCTCAATTTAAGGATACTGGAATAGATGTAAAGTCTAAATACAACGAGGTCTACGAGTTAGAAGTTGTAGAACCTAGTAAGATAATTGAGAAGTATAGCAAGGATCAAATTATGGAATCATTCAAAGAGTTTTGTAACGATAAAGGTTACGACTACAAAGAGGGTTCTATTATGGTTAAAGAATTTTTAAATAAATAGTATGGAGAAAAAAAACTTAAGAGCGATTACGAGCGCTTTAAATAAATTAGAGAAAAGATTTGGTGAATCGGTAGTTAGGAAGATGAGCGATGGCTCAACGGGAGCTAAGACCTTTTCATCGGGTAGACCAGAACTAGATGATGCCTTGGGTGGTGGATATGGAGTTGGTAAGATAATAGAGATATTTGCAGAGAGTGGTTGTGGTAAGACAGGACTATGTCTAGAGGCAGCGGCAGAGGTTCAAAAAAGTGGAGGTATTGTAGCTATTATAGATGCAGAGCATGCTTTAAATACAGAGTATTGTGAGCAGATAGGAATAAATGTAGATGACTTATATATTAGTCAGCCAACATTTGGAGAGCAGGCTATTGAAGCTACAAGAGCGTTGATAGAAACTGGAGAGGTTGACTTAATAATTATAGATTCTGTTGCAGCGTTAACTCCAAAATCAACCCTAGAGGGTGAGAGTGGTCAAGCACAAATGGCAGTTCAAGCTAGGATGATGTCTCAAGCTATGAAGTTAATAACTGGACCAGCAGCTGATAATGATTGTACAGTAATATTTATAAATCAATTGAGAGCGACTATGGCTATGTATGGACCATCAGAGACCACTACTGGTGGAAAGGCTTTAAAATTCTTTGCATCTCAGAGGTTAGAGATTAAGAATAGAGGTAAGCTAAAAGTTGGTGATGAAGTTATAGGATTTAAACAAGAGATTAACATAGTTAAAAACAAGATTGGTTCACCTTTCAAAAAGGTTTCTTATGAGATTGTATATGGAAAAGGTATTGACAAGATTAACGGATTAATTGAAGGTTGTGTTAAGCAGGAGATATTAGAGAGGAATGGGGCTTGGTATAAGTTTGAGGGAGAGAATGTCGCTCAAGGTATGAAAAAACTATTAATATTGTTGGAAGACAATGAGGAGTTTGTAGTAGAACTACAAAGGCTTTACGACGAGAAAACGTCTAAGTAAAAATAAAAAGGTGCAGAAAATTAATTTTTTTTGCACCTTTTCTTTTTTATATGAATAATTTGTTTTATATTTGCATAGTCAAACAATAATAACAATATAAAAAAACAAATTATGAGCAAGTCAAAAACATTAGTAAGAATAAATAACCAAATAGTTGGTTACAAAGAATTAGCTACAACTTATGTAAAGTTGTGGGATAAGGAAGGTAGGCTTCTACATAATAGTAATGATATAGATGATGCATTTATATCAAAGTTTTTTATTAATCAACTAAACTAAAAGTTTTTTAAAAAGATAGTAGTTAAACAAATAATTGTTTGTATATTTGCATAGTCAAACAATAACACTTAAAAAAATAACATTATGAGTATTCAAAAATTACAAGACAGGATTCAAGGATTAGAGATTTCAGCAGCATTGCAAAGAGAACTTGGTAATACTACTAGAGCAGAAATGTTACAAGCGACTATCGATAAACTAGAGGGTGAGATTAATCTAAGATTCCAAACACCAGCAGGTAGAAATTCTAAACTATACACAACAATTTAAAAATAGAAATTATGACAAGATTAACACAAAATGAAATTGCACAAGATAGATTAAATAATCTACAGTTAGAAGACCTAACATCATTCTCTAAGTCAGAAAAGAAGTCTTTTTGGAGCAGTGTTTCAAAGGAGTATTTATCTCAATTCGATAAACTAACCGCATCATAAAAAACTAGAAACTATGATTGAAGTAAACTATAGTATTGACCAGGACGATTTAAAGGCATTGTATTTGTTAACCAAAAATGCATTTGGTAATATGACATTCACTGAGTGGTGTCGTTCAACTAGGGACGCTTATTTGGAGTATACGAAAAGCGATAGAGAGACTTATAAAAGTTTTTCACAATGGGTAAATGGGCAGATGGTTGCGTTAACCAATTAATAAAAACAAATTGACAGGTAGTTTAAGGGTAAAACGCTCAAGGGGTAACTCTTGAGAGAGTGTGGGTTCGAATCCCACCTTGTCAACTAATGAAATAAAATACATATGAGACTAAAGAAAATATTACTTGAGAACTTTCTAACTTATGAGGAGTTAGAATATGATTTCCAAGACAAGGCATTATTGGTACAAGGTGTTAACCTTACCGACAAGAACCAAAAATCAAATGGTTCTGGAAAGTCAGCAATTCAAACAGGAATAGAGTTCGCATTAACAGCGTCTAATTCTAGAGGAGTTAACGACAAGGAGTTAGTAACATATGGATTTGATAAGTCCAAGGTTAAATTAGCCATAGAGTGTGATAGTAGAAAAGAGACGCTATCTATAGAGTGGACTATAAGAACAAAGGGTAGTAATTTGTTATCTTTAAAAATAAATGAGAATGAGTTATCTTTCTCAAATGTGAACGATGGTAAAAAGCAAATATTAGATTGGTTAGGAATATCAAAAGATGACTTGTTTAATTACTACATTATAAACTCAACTAGGTTTAAGTCTTTCTTTGGAAGTTCCAATAGAGAGAAGGTTGATTTAATAAATAGATTTAGTGATTCATCTATTATAGATGGTCTAGAGAAGATAGATAATTCAAATCTAGAAGAGGAAAAAGAAAATGTAGAGATTAGTATAAATAAAATCAAAGGAGGAGTAGATACTATAAAAGAACAAATAGAGGACGCTAAGAACTTTGACTTTACAAGAGAGTTGGAGGATTCTAAGGTGGACATTGTGGAAGAGATTAGCGAAAACAATTTATTCATTGATGAATTAAAGAAAGAGATTAAGAAACTAGATTTAGACAAAAAGGATATTGATGATGAGATTGACGAGTTAGGGGTTAAGATTAAGAGGCTAGAAGATTCTAAGGGTAACTTAGATGGTTTGATAAAAGAACAAGAGTCTATAGTTGCAAAGAGAAAAAAGGCTTATGATGAAAAGGTTGTTGAAAATGATTCTATTGTTGTTAAGGATTTCTCAAAGGATATATCTAAACTAGATAGTATAATAAAAAGTGAAAAGCTAAAGTTAAGCTCTTACATAGAGGATTTATCAAAAGTCAATTTAGATATTGCAAAGGTTAATAAGTTCCTTAGTGGAATTGATGTTAAGCTAGGTGGTTCTGTAACGTGTCCAAGTTGTTCTCACGTGTTCATTATGGATGGGGATAGAAAAGTTTTATTAGATAAGAAATCTAAGGGCGATGACTTAATCATTAAGTTTGAGGATTCTAAGAAAACTATAGAGGTGGATATAGAATTGATTGAGAATAATATTAAGGACGCTAACGATTCTAAATCTTCACTAAGATCTAGTGAGGATGATGAGTCTAAACTCTCAAGAGTGCGAGAGTCGATTTTAAGGGGTCTTAGAGACACTTTAACAAAGGGAGAAGATACTTTGTCACAATTGAAAAGAAATCCTCTTAAAATTGATAAGAAGATTGCAGAGGTTAATGAAAGTATTGGAGAGGCTAAGCTAGAACTTAGGGATATAACGAAAGAACAAGGCTTCATAAAAAATACTAAGATTGAAGATTTGAAATCTAAGAACAGGACTCTAGAGAAAGAGATGAGCGAATTGAAAGTTTCTAATAATCTAGATACAATCAAAAAGTTAAAGGATAGTATAAAAGATAGAGATAAGAAACTATTAATACTAGACAAGGAATTAGTGGAGATTAACGATAAGATATATAATCGCAATAAGTGGGCTAATAACTTTAAGCAATTTAGATTGCACCTAGCTAACAAATCATTGGAGACTATGCAATATAGAACTAACGAGTTCTTAAAAGAGTTAGGTAATGATATATTGGTTAGATTAGATGGTTACAAAGTGAAAGCTAATGGAACTATAAAAGAAGAGATTAGTGCTACAATTATACGAGATGGAGAGAGAACGTTTTCTTCATTGAGTGGAGGTGAGCAAGTAAGAGTTTTGTTTAGTTCAATACTTGCAAATAGATATCTTATAAATACAACTCATCCACATGGAGGATTAGAGTTTTTATCAGTCGATGAGGTATTTGACAAAATCGATAGCTTGGGTATGAAATATCTAATAAGAAGTGCTAAGAAATTAGAGACTTGTATAATGGTTATATCACATGTAAGTGATGAAGATTTAGCAGGCGAGGATATATTAACGATAGTAAAAGAAAACGGAGTAAGTAAAATAAAAAACTAAATATATGAAAACACTAGGTAACACAACAACAAATGGAGCAACGAAGAATGTAAAAGATATACAATTCTGGGGAGATGGTGACACTTTTAAATTAATTTCAAAAGCTAGTTCTCAGTCAGAAGGGTGGATGAAAAGCACTAAAGCTATGGAAATTCCTGGAGTTGGATGCGTGGTTCAAGTAACAACTCAACAAGGAAGCAATATAGCTGAGGCTTTAACTTTTGTACCAGGAGTTAGAATTCATGAGGAGCGTGATAGGTATGTGAAAGTAATAGAGAGAAAACTAATAGCAATATAAATATATGAATAGTAGAGAAAAATGGGCAGAGTTAGAGGAATCTAAGGAGCATGAGAATAGAATGGCTACAATAGCCCAAAATGGAAATGATGGTTTACATTATGTACAAACTACAACGGGAGGTGTAGAGTTTAAGTTTTGGGGACAAGAGGATTTTATAACAGTTAAAGACGATAAAGATCAGATTAAAATTGATTTCAAATGGAAAAAATATTAATAGGGTGTGACCCTGGTGCCGACGGTTACATAACAGCATTTGATGGTATTGGTTTTAAATTCTATGAAATGCCTAGACATAAAGTAGACACTACATTACTTTTAAAAAGTGGTAAGCCAAAAATGAAAGATGAGTTTCACATTAGTGGGCTAGTCGATTTGGTTTATCAAATTAAAAGTGACTTTAAGAATAAGGACTTTGTAGTTGCAATAGAACAAGTTGGAGGACGTGGTGGTAATGGAGCTACTCAAAACTTCAACTTTGGTTTTGTTTGTGGATTACAAAGAATGGTTTTCGAAATGTTGAAGGCAGAGATAATTATGGTTAGACCGCAAAAGTGGCAGAGTGTAGTTAGAAAAGGTTATGACATTAAGAAGGTTCCTTCATCTACAGGAAAGACAATGATAGTAGATGCTAAGGCTATGGCAGAATATATTGCCACAATCGAGTATCCAAATATAGATTTCAGAAAGTCTGAGAGAGCAAGGAAAAATCATGATGGTAAAATTGATTCATTTTTGATTTGCTTATATTTAATTAGAACGTATAAATAATAGAACATGAGAACTTATTTTATAGATACTATAAATAAGACTGTAGTTTTTGAGTTTGACTTTGACAAAGATGTTATTAACGCAATAAAAGGGAGCGACTACAATTCTAGATTCAATCCAGAATTAAAGTGTTGGGTTGTTCCAGTTAATGATTGGAGTAAGGTTAGTATAAAAAGAATAATAAAAACGTATAACTTTACACCTAAAGAGAAGGAGGACAAAAAGGATATAGTAGTAGATTATAGTATAAAGGGTGTGGACCTAGCTTATATACAAGGGTTGTGTGATGCAAGAGGTTTTACTTACACTCCAAGAGATTATCAATTAGAGGCGTTAGGATACGCTTTAAACAAAGGTAATTTAATCAATGGTGATGATGTAGGATTAGGAAAAACGTTTGAGGCGATTATATACACTGAGACTACAAATTCATTTCCATGTTTAGTTGTAGTACCAGCATCGGTGAAATACAATTGGGCAGAAAAGTGGGAAGAGATAGTGGGAGTTCATAGAAAAATTAGTGTGATTGAATCCAACGAAACTAAGACTAGGAAGAACGATTGGAATGCAGAGGTTGTTATTATCAACTATGATATCATAGGTAAGAAGCAAGGTAAGGGAGCGACAGTTAAGTTCCAAGAGTTGGTTAAGACTAAATGGAAAATGGTTATATTTGATGAGGCGCATTTCTTAAAAGAAAAGAAGGCTCAAAGATCAAAAGCTGCTAAGATGATTATTAAGCCAAATGAGTTAAAGATTCAATTATTGACAGGTACAGCTACGATGAGCAAACCAGTTGAGTTGTGGAATTTACTTCTACTCATAAAGTCAGAGAAAAGTATAGCAGAGGATTGGTACCAATTTGTAAGAAGGTATTGTGGAGGTTATATAGGTAAGTTTGGATGGGTCACAGATGGTGCCACAAACATACTAGAATTGAACCAAAAGCTAAGAGACAATTGTTATATCAGGAGAGAGAAAAACGATGTCTTAAAAGAGCTACCAGAGGTTATTACGGAAGTTATTAAAGTTCCAATAACTAACAAGAGGTCAGTTCAAAAGGCTATGGACAATATAATTGATTATATTATAGAGACCAAAGGAGACGAGGCAGCGGAGAAGGCGCAAGAGGCAGAACACTTGGTTGCATTAGGTACACTAAGGAATTTAAGTATTGAAGGTAAGTTGAAAGCTATCGAGTCATACTTAAGGGACTGGTCTCAATCTAATGAGAAGCTAGTTGTGTTTGGATTACATAGAGGACCTTTAGATTATTTATCTAAGAAGTTTAAATGTGATTTAATAGCTGGTGGTGTTTCATCTAAAGACAAGCAAAAGATTGTCAAAGATTGGCAGATTAATAAGAAGCAATTCTTATTTGCAAATATAGAGTCAGCTGGTACAGGAGTTGATGGGTTACAAAATGTATGTTCAAATATGATAATCATAGAACTACCTTGGAGACCATCGGACTTATGGCAGGTTATTGGTAGGTTAGATAGAAGCGGACAAAAGAATAGTCCTAACATTAAATACCTATTAAGTGATGATACTATAGACATGGAAATGTGGAGCATGTTACAGGCTAAAGAGGAGGTTATTAGTGCAGTAAACAAGGGAGTTGATATTAAAAAGTCAGACTCTGGTATGAGGGCAGTAATGAAGAAACTTAAAAAAAAGAAAAAAAGTAGTAAATAAGTTGTTGGGTATAGAAAAATATTTGTACATTTGTAAAATAATTAATTAAAAACATAAATTATGACAAAAGTAGATTTAAAAGTAGGACAAGTTTTTAAATGTAATTCTAAAGGATTGGATGAAACTGTTGAAGTTACACTAATAGATACAGATTCTTCATTTAAACATTTACATTTTCAAATGATTAATGGTGGAAAACATTATAATACATTTGAAGATGATGGTGTAAGTATTGCATTCCCTATTGATTGTTTCTTAAATTATTACACTTTAACAAATGCTTAGAATATTAGCAATCTGTTTCGCATTAACAATGTTTAATGCGAACTCAGACGTTGTAACTTGTACAGTTTACAACGCCGTACCAGCACAAACCAATTCAGACCCTGGACACACTGCTTCAATGTTTAAATTGGATTTATCAAATCCATATAGACATAAAATAATAGCAGTGAGTAGAGACCTATTAACAAAGTTCCCAATGGGTACAAGAGTTAAGATAGAAGGTACTTCTTATGATGGAATATATACAGTTAATGACAAGATGAACAAGAGGTATGCCAAGAGGATTGACTTGTTAATTAATGTAGGTATGAGAATTGGAAAATGGAACAATGTAACTATAACTAAAATTAAATAACATGGAGAAGATTATAGCATATACAGATGGCAGTGCGGTTGCATCAGGAAAATTAAAAGGCCATGGAGGTTTTGGAACATTCTTCCCAAATCTATTTGGTAAAAAGGTTGTTTATTCAAAAGGCTACTTAAATACTAAGACGGGTAGAATGGAACAAGTGGCATTGTTGTATGCAATTAGAGCAATCCCATTAGACCTTGAGTGTGAATTAGAGGTTCAATCTGATTCACAATATGTGGTTAAGACGTTCACTGAAAACAGGTTAAGCAAGTGGATTAGAAATGATTGGATGAGCTATGGTAATCCAATAGCAAATATTGACCTATGGAAAAAAATTAAAGAGGAGCTAGATTCAAGAAAAAATATGAAACTTACAATGGTTTGGATAAAGGCTCACCAATTGGATAAGTTAAAAAAGAATGATAAGATCGGTAGGGATAAGTTATTATCTAACCCACATGTAGCTGGTAACGCTGTAGCTGACACGTTGGCAGATCACAATAGACATAAGAATAAATTAAAAACAGATATATAATAAATGAGAGTAAGAAAGAGGAATGGCAGAGAGGTTAATTTTAACCCTAGTAAGATTACTAAAAGAATAAAAGACCAATCTAATGGTCTAAAGGTTGAAGCAGATAAGTTGAGTATTGGAATAATAGCTCAAATGATGGATGGTATAACATCAAGAGAATTAGATACGTTATGTGTAGAGGGTGCAGCGATGAAGATCATTAATCACCCAGACTATTCTACATTAGCGTCTAGGTTATTTGTAAGTAGTTTAAGAAAAGATACCCCTAGTACGTTTTCTAGTAGTGTGGAGAAGTTAAAAAAAGAAACAGACCAACTAGGTGATGAGTTTATTAAATATGTAGAATCAAACGCTAGTGTTTTGGATTCTATTATAGTACAAGATAGGGACTTTAATCATGACATATTTGGATTGAAGACTTTAGAGAGAAGTTATTTGTTAAAGGGTGGTGATGGTGAAATAGTTGAAAGACCTCAATACATGTGGTTAAGATGTGCTATAGAAGTTACAGGATTTGGTGACTTTAATATGTTAGCTAAGACTTATAACTTATTGAGCGAGGGTTATTATACTCATGCTACGCCAACGCTTTTTAATTCGGGAACTAAACTTTCTCAATTGAGTAGTTGTTTTTTATTAGCCACAAAGGGTGATGATATTGATGGGTTGTTTGATACTTTAAAAGATTGTGCTAGGATTTCTAAACTAGCTGGAGGTATTGGATTAAACGTTCACAATGTTAGAGCAAAAGGTAGTTTGATAAAAGGTACGAATGGAAAGGCAGATGGTCTTATTCCTATGTTTAAGACATTTAACGAGACAGCTAGATGGATTAATCAAGGTGGTAAAAGAAAAGGCTCATTCGCTATGTACTTAGAACCTTGGCATTCCGACATCTTTGACTTTTTAGAGATGAAAAAAAATCATGGAAAAGAAGAGATGAGAGCAAGAGACTTGTTCTATGCATTATGGATGAATGATTTATTGATGGAGAGAATTAAGAATGATGGGTATTGGACATTGTTTTGTCCTAACGAGGTTAAAAATTACAATGGTACAATATTACAAGAATTAGTTGGAGATGACTTTAAGGATGCTTATGAGAAGCTAGAAGAGGCAGGAATAGGAAGAGCTAAAGTTAAGGCTAGAGAATTATGGGAGAAAGTTTTGGTGTCACAAACAGAGACGGGAACTCCTTATATGGTTTATAAAGATAGAGCAAACTTAGCATCTAATCAAAAGAACTTAGGCGTCATTAAGTCATCTAATTTATGTGCAGAGATAATAGAGTATACTAGCGAGGATGAACAAGCAGTTTGTAATCTAGCGTCTATAGCTTTAAACAAGTTTGTTAACCCTATGGTTAAGTTTGGTTATGACTTTGAAAAGTTAGGAGAGGTTGTAGAGGTAGTTGTTGAGAACTTGGATAATGTGATTGATGCAAATTACTATCCAACAGATGAGACTAAGAAAAGTAACTCAAGACATAGACCAGTAGGTATGGGAGTTCAAGGACTTGCAGATACTTATGCTATGATGAAGTTACCTTTTGATTCTCAAGGGGCATCTATGATTAACAAAATGATATTTGAACAGATATACTTTTCAGCAATGAAAAGATCAATGGAGTTATCTATTGAGAAAGGTGTTTATAGTACTTTTAATGGTAGTCCAGCATCTAATGGCATATTCCAATTCGACATGTATAAGACGAAGACAGAGTTAAGTAGTAATTTAAAGTTACCATGGGACGAGCTAAAGAAGGAAGTGGTGACTAATGGATTAAGGAATTCATTATTAGTTGCATTAATGCCTACAGCAAGTACGTCTCAAATATTAGGTAACAATGAATGCTTCGAGCCATTTACGTCTAATATGTATACTAGGAGGACTATAGGTGGTGAGTTTATAGTTTTAAACAAACACTTGGTAAAGGATTTAGAGGAAAAGGGTTTGTGGACTCCAGATATTATTAATCAATTAAAGGCTAATAACGGAAGTGTTCAAGACATGGCGATACCAGGATACATTAAAGACATTTATAAGACGTCTTATGAATTATCTCAAAAGGTATTGATAGACCAAGCTGCGGATAGACAGAGGTTTGTGTGTCAAAGTCAGTCTATGAATTTGTTTATGGCAGATCCAAACTTTGCTAAACTTTCATCTATGCATATGTATGGATGGGGTAAAGAATTGAAAACTGGAATTTATTATTTAAGAAGTAAACCAGCAGTGAATGCTATTAAATTTACAGTCGAGAAGAGTAAGGTTGTAGAAAAACCTATTGATCCTAAAGACTTTAAGGCGATGATTCAAGCTGGTAGAGATGCTCAAGATGATGATGATTGTCTAATGTGTGGAAGTTAATTTAAAAATAATTGCAAAGTTTTTTAAAAAGATAGTAGTTTATGTTATTATTAGTTGTATATTTGCACCATCAATAAATAATAACATAAACTTTAAAAATAAAAACGATGAGAAAATTAAAAGTAAACAGTAAGTTAGCAGTAAGAAAAGTGTCAAGATTAGATAGCATTGACAAAGGTGGATTATTAATAGGGTCATTACTTATATTACCAGCATTCACTATGTTGTTAGTTGACGTATTTACTAATGGCGCAAATATGATATAATTATATGGTTACAAACAATTTAAGAGTAACAACAATTAGACCTTTCACCACCACTAAAAAAGTGGAGGGTAAAAAGGTGTCGTATAGAGGTATTGAGCTAATAGCTTATACTCCTACGAACAACAAGATTAAGCTAGAGTCAAATCTAGTATTTGAGTTACCTCTAGTAGATGACGACAAACAGACCGAAGCGTTAGTTAAGGATGTTTATGAACAACTATTAGTTGAGGATAAGAAGTTAGATTTATTTTATAAACAAATTAAAAATTAAAAGATGATTAAAAAAACAAGTAGTAAAAGAGTTGGTTTGTACATTACTGATTTAAGTACAACGTTCCCGGTTAATAGAAGAGGTATTTTAAACTACCTAAAAAATAATATAGGTTTAACTTGGGTAGCGCAAGGTTTTGAACATGTAATAACAAAAGATAATTTAGAGCTAATAGCTAAAAACACTAGGTTGTCTAGGTATTATAGTAACAACTGTTATATATTAAATAGTGTATTAACAAAAAATAATTAAAATATGAGATATAGTAAGATAAGAGAAGTTAAGAGCCCGAATAGAGGAACAAAGCAATCTGCTGGTTTAGATTTTTTTATACCAGTTGGTTTTGACCAAAAGCTTTTACCTGGAGAATCCGCTTTCATACCATCTGGTATAAGAATGGATGTACCAGATGGTACAATGCTTCAAGTTTGTAATAAATCAGGTAGAGCAAAAAACGGTTTTATAGTAGGTGCTCAAATAGTTGATTCAGATTACCAGGGTGAAATGCACTTGAACGTATGGAACGTTTCTAACAAAGTACTACATATAGTTTCTGGTGAGAAAATAGTACAAATGGTTTTAGTTCCTATATTGTTCCCAGAATTGGAGGAAGTAGGTCTAGAAAGACTATTCACCAATGATAGTGAGAGAGGTAGTGGAGGTTTTGGTTCAACAGGTTTAAAATAGTAATTTTATGATGGACCACAAAGTAACTCATAGGAATGACACACATGTGTTCTGGAGGACTTATGAGTGTAAACAAGTATTATATCAGATAACTAAAAAAGGAGAGCCTATGCCTCACACAGGGTACTATTACCCAGAGCATTTGTTATTTATAAATGGTTATTCGAGTCTTGATGTAGAGAAAACTTTTGATATGTCAGGTAAAAAAATTTTAAGACTTAGTAACAATGAGAAAGCTAAAACCAATAGTATTAAGAAAACCTAAAGATGTAGTACCACATGACGAGATATTAAAATCAATTGCTGACTCTACAGGTTTTACAAAAACAGATATTGAAACAGTTATTGATGAGTACCTATCTTTATTAAGGTGTGAACTATTAGAGAGGAAGATGGTAAAGTTAAGAAATATAGGTTCAATTTATCCAGTTGTTCATCCACCTAGGTTGGTTACTAACATGGGTGGTAGAGATGGGAGAGTTGATAAAAAGAGTAATTACGATAGGTTTTTAACTGAGCCAAGATGGAATATAAAATTTCAATTGGAAAACGGTTTGGCAAAAGATGTTAAAGATATAATGGTAACAAAAAGAGATCTTGACAATATATATTACAAAGAAAAAAAATAGTATTAATTTAAAAACAATAAAAGATGAAAAAAGTATTATTAGTATTAGTAGCAGTATTAGGAATTAACACAATGGTTGGACAAGAGGTTTTCAAGTTAAAAATTATGAGTACAACGTTTAACCCAGCGATGAGGATTAAGGGTAAGGTAACTTATGATGACCATGTGTTAACCATAGACTTTAAAAATAAGAAGATGGGAGTTATGAGTCTCGACTTAAAGGTATTTATGGATATGGAGGATACAGAAGTAGTTGAACAACTATTGGTGGGTGAAAGAATTTTAATGATAACGAGTCCACAATTTAGAACTCATCTAAGCATTAAGGAAGAGGGTAATAGTTCTTTTATGCAAGAGTGGAAGGATAAGTTTACGGGACAAGTTCACACCATACAGTACATTTTTGCTCATTTTAAGAAATAAATAATAACAAAACAATATTAAATAAAAAGGTTCGTCGAAAACTTTAACTAGAGTAGACAAAAAATAAAACAATAAAAGATGAAAAAAGTATTACTAGTATTAGTGTTGGCATTAGGGCTAACAAGTTGTGAGCAAAATGATAACTTAGGAGTTGGACAATTTGATGGAGAGTATAAAAGAGTTTCATATAGTGTGAAACAAGATAATGGTTATTATGTATTATATCCACAAGCTACAGATGGGACTCAAGTAGAGGTTGGATTGGTAATTGAAGATGGAGTATGGACTTGGATATATAATGCGTGTGAGTGTCCAAATTATGATGTACCTTACGATGAAGAGGTTGGACAGATAATTGGAAACGAGATGTTTAAAAATGATGAACTTCAATATACAATAGATTATTCAAACAACGGAGACATCAAAGTAAGTTACATTGATGGAGTAGCGTTTGAAACATTTACAAAAATATAGTAATTTAACAAATAACAAAACAAGATATGGACGATAAGCAAAAGAAACAATTAGAACAATTAATAGAGTCAGATAATAGAAAAAAGGATGGCTCATGGGTTTACCTCATAGCTTTTATAGTTCTTTACTTTATTCTCCGGTAGAAAATAAATAGATTTAAAGTATATAATTAGTATTAACAAATAATAATATAATGGGAAAAAAAACACAAAAGAGACTAACTCCATCACAAGCGGAGTTTTTAGGATTTGAAGCAAAACCAAGGTATAGTTCAGATAATACAAGAAGACGTTATTCATTAGGTAAAAAGCAACTAAAGAAGCTGGAACGATATGATGAGTTAGATGCTAAGGGTAAGGTTATGGTTTATGATATTGAAACCTCACAGGTTAGAGCAGATGTATGGTGGACAGGTAAGCAATATATTAGACATAGTCAATTAGTTGATGGACCAGAGGGTCAGACTAGAATTATATCAATAGCATGGAAATACGTAGGTGAGGATAAAGTTTATGATCTCACATGGGATGATGGATGCGATAAGGAAATGATGCAAGAATTTATGGCGTATTATAATAGGTGTGACATGGTTATAGGTCAAAACAATAATTCTTTTGATAATAAATTAGTTGCAACTAGAGCTGCTTATCATGGATTATTTGTTAATAGGTTTGTTAAATCTTTTGATATATATAGAAAAGCGAAGACTATGTTTAGACTTCCTTCTTTCTCTATGGCTTATATGGCTAAGTTCTTTGGACTTACATTAAAGCAATCCCATGAGGGTATTACAATGTGGAAGAAGATTCAATATGGTACGGACGAAGAAAAGGCAGAGTATCTTCAAAAGATGGTAGATTATAACGTTGGTGACATTGTTACAACGGAGGAGTTATACATGAAGATGAGACCTTACTTTAGTACGGTAACTCATATTGGAGTTTCTCAAGATAAGCCTAAATGGTCTTGTCCAGTTACAGGAAGTGAGAATGTAGAGCTATACAATACTCTAATTACAGAGGCTGGAACGGTACAAAGAGTTCTTTATTGTATTGATTCAAGACATCAGTATAGAGTAAGCAACAAGGTATACAGGGAGTTTCTAGAAAGAGGAGCAATCGACAGGCAATTTGTTAAATAATTATAACACAAACGCAATCATTAATTTGGTTGCGTTTTTTTCCGTTTTGAAAGTTTTTTAAAAGTTTTTTGAAAACATAGTAGTTAATCAAATAATTGGTTATATATTTGCAGAGTCAAACAATAATAACTTAAAAAACCAATTATGTCAAGAGCTGAAAAATTACAAGAGATTAAAGAAATAGAAAACTATGCTGCAACTTCTACTATGGATTGTAGAGATATGTTAAATAGAGTTAAGTGGTTAAAGAATAACTTAGGAGGTAAGCAATCTATGGAGTCTAAAAGAATGTCTAGAGAGTATAGAGGAAATAAGAATTCTAAAACATTAAGTTTTAGCCTTTAATAAATAGAAATTATGACAAGATTAAAATTAAACAAAATACTAGTAGATTGTGCAATCGAGGACATGGGCATTGCAAAAGAAAGGGGTCAGGTTGCAATAGAACAGACCCTTAAGGGTTTGATTACATTAGAGCACGATAACGAATGCTATAGGGTGATGGATAGATTTGGTGACTATCTAACGGGATTGATGGATGGATTGGAAACTATAGAGTATTTAACGGGTGCGTATGATTGTAGCGACGCTGAGGTAATTAGAGATAAATAATAATAACAAAAAACATATTAACATGGAAAATAAATTAGGGCATAAAAAAAACTTAGTGTTATATGGATCATGTGGTAACATGATGTACGATTATAAAAATAGTAAAAGTATAGTTGTAGAAACGGTCTATGATTTAAATGGGAATATAATAGAACAAAATACTTATATAAAGAATGAGGGTAAACATTAAAAATATAAAAGACGTTTTAGATGAAAGGCTAAGCATGATACAAAGAGGTATTTTAATAACTATAGTTCTAATGAAGGACTCAACACCGAAGCTGACTTTAGTAAAGTGTAAGGCTTCATTAAGCTTTTCTAAACACAAGGAGGATTTAATATATTTGCATGACAATGGGCTTATCTCATGGAGTGGCGTAACAAAAGCTAAGGAGTCAATAGATAATCTAGAGGTTGAAAAAGATGTTATAGAAGTAATTGACTTTGTTAACAATTTGTATAGGAGGAAGTTTAGTTATAAGACTTACAGAGGTGTTGTTTTAAGGGTACTTAAAGATTACCCAATGGAAGATATTAAAAAAGTTATAAGTAACCGCTACGTGGTCTGGAAAGATGAAATAAAGATGAGACCTTTTTTACAACCTAGTACATTATTTAGGATAAAAAACTTTGTGAAGTATTTGGATGAGGCTAATCATACAAGAGAGGGCGAGTCATTTGTTAACATATCAAACTTAAAGGTAGAGCATGGTGAAGAGATTGTTATGAGTTTGGCACAAAATTTGATAGATACAGATACATACAACTTATTATTATATAAGACAGATGGTGAAGGTAACAAGAGGGGAAACTCTAGTAAGATTGTTAGGTACGGTAGAGACGTTAAAAAATTAATTAAGGTACAGGATGCTCAAGAAAAATACAATAATGTAAGAGAGTATCGTTATTATTATAACTCAAACATATGATATTAGAAAAAAAAGTAAGTTGGTTTAAATCCACAAAGCAGACTGAGGTACAAAAAGCTTTCCCCATTAGTAGCTTTTTAGAATTGATTAAAAATGGTAGGTATAAAGAACAGGTAGATAAGTTAAGAAGTGGTGGTGATAAGAGCATTAAGACTCAATTGCCCACAATAGCTTTTCAAGGTTTGTTCGAGTATTCGAGAAAGGCGAGTAACTTTATTGAGTCGAGTGGTCTAATTATATTGGACATTGATTCCATTCCTAATGAGGTTGATAGTCCTTTGACAATTATTGAAAACCTAGAATTAGTTAAGCAAGAGATTATGGATTCTAGTGATTCAGTATTAGCTACAATGGTAAGTCCAAGTGGAAATGGGATAAAGGTATTGTATTTAGTGGAATCACATTTGATTACTAAGGACTCTTATAGAGCGATTGGAAAAGAAGTTATTTCTCAATTTTCGGATTATGGTGATGTAGATTTTTTATCTATTACGGATACGCTTATAATGACCTATGACTCAAATATTTTAATAAACGAAGATGTGGTTGCAGACCGTATCATTATAAAGGAGGTCAAGGTTGAACAAGTGGATTTACCTAATAGAGATGCATCAAAAAATCTTTTTGAGGACGCAGAGGAGTTCTTTGAGGTTGTGCTAGATGAATCTATTATTAATAGAGTTACTAGTAATTTTCACTACATACAGGTAGCAATGTTTGAATTAGCTAAGTTTGGTTTTAAGCATCCAGAAAATGATTTAAGTTTTGTTATAAACTATAGTGAGAGTCACTTTAAAATTAGTGGAGCAAATACACAGAGGTTTAAGGACTCTGCGATTATAGCTAGAGATTTACCACAAACAAAGTGGGCTTATGATACTAGAGCACCTAGAGAAGAAGTTGAGCCAATAGATTACTCTCAGTTTCAAGATGAGGAGGAGGGGATGACCATGTATGACGATGAAGATACTGAGACTCAAGACGTAGATACTAATGAGAGTGACGGTTTGATAAACTATTCTAAATTTTATGATTCTATTGTTGAAGTAATTAAGGAGGGCGATAGAGTTGGAAACGAGGTTAGTTTAAAGAACTTTGCAGATGTATTTAGATTTAGAGGTACAGGTATTTTAACAACAACAGGTATACCAGGACACGGTAAGACAGAGTTCATAGACGCTATGTTGATAGATTTGGCTAGGATGTATAATGAGAGTTCTTTAATCATAGGGTTTGAACAGACTCCAGAGGAACACTTAATTAAGCTAGCTAGAAAAATGATTGGAGCAAATATAACTTGTGAGACTTGGTGGCATGAGAAGAATGAGGGAGTCTTTAAAGATAACTACAGGTTTATTACTGATAAGATTAAGCATGTAGATATCAAAGATGTTGGTGGTAATGTTGAGAAGATCTTAATTAAGTCAGCTAGTTGGGTTCAGAATGAGAGAGAGATTGGAAACAATCCTAGGTATGTCGTTATTGACCCTTTCAATATGTTATCAACTGGAACTAAGGTTAGTGGTCACGAAAAGGCAGAAGAGATTTTGAGACAATTGACTCACTTTTCTCACCAAATGGGAGTGATGGTTATTTTAGTAGCTCACCCATTTAAGATGAAGAAAGATGAGAAGACGGGAGAGTATGATATCCCAGACTTTTATAGTGTCAAGGGTTCATCAGCATTTTTTGAAATGAGTTATCACGGTTTAACTATTTATAGAATTAATGGCATGGTCCTTGTAAGGATTTTGAAAGTTAAACAAAATAACCTTGGAGACGCAGGTAGCGATGTTTGGTTCATGTATGATAAACCAAGTGGAAGGTATGTTCCATGCGATGAAGAGGGTGTTGAACTAGATGGAGACCATAGAGAAAAGAACTGGTTAAATAAGGTTAAAAAATAATTAAACATTTTTACAAATTTATAGTTAATAGTATAAAAATAGTTTGTACATTTGTAGTGATATCAAAATAGAGTATTAATAATAAAAATATAAACAAATAAGATGAGTAATTTATTACAGGATGCATTAGACGCAATACAAAACAATTCGGAATTAAAAGCAATTCTATCAAAGGATCAAATATTTGTAGAGGAATTTAGTTCCGATAGACAAGAGACAGTGAAAGACTATATGTCTATATGTGGTTATAGTGAAGAGGATGCTATTAACGCTTTTGATAACTTAGAAAGATATGTGTAAAATTGAAAAGACCTTTAGGGGTATAAACGAGCCTTCATTTAGAAACGATGAGCCACATGATAAGTTTGGTAAAGTTTTAGAATCAATAAAAAGTTTATTAGATTATAAAAATAGTAAATATGGCAACTCAGCATTGGAGCCTATGGAGATTTTTCAAGGCAAATGTAAGGTTGGTCAAAGATTAGATGATAAGCTTGCAAGGGTTAAGAATAGTGATTCATTAAAGAAGAATGATATAGCAGATTTGATTGGCTATTTAACTTTAGTATGTATAGAAAACGGTTGGGAAAACTTTGACGAATTTAAAGATTAATAAAAAAAATAAAATATGGAGAATTTTTTAATTGCATTTTTTACAATTGGAATTATTGCTTGTTTGATCTTAATGATTAAAATAGCTAAGGATTGTGAAATAAAGAAGAACACTAGTACATGGAGTTTTGATGAGATAGTAGCTATGACTATTATAGGCATGAATTATGTAAATGGTAGTAGGTTGTATAGTAGAGAAGTTAACAAGTTTGCAAAGCGATACAATAGAGACCTTCATGGTGTCTTAGCTAAAGTGGAGGACTTGAGGGATTATAATCAAAACATGAATTTTACCTTTAATGAGGAATTTGATAAAGCTTTTGATGTTGCAGTAGAGGAGATAAAAATATACTAAAAACAATAACAAGCGTATGAATGTTAACGAACATAAAATGAAACTTAAAGGAGAGTCTAGAGTTTGGGCCTCAATAACTAAATCTAATGGGAAGGCTAAAGATGCGTCTTCTACTCAAATAGGGCAAAGGATACTTTTTGACGATGCTCTTTTTATAGTTGATCCATTTATGCTTTGGGTTGAAAAGTCTTCTAAAATAGATAGGAAGAGTTTTAAAGAATTGTTTGTAGACTATGATACATCGTTGTTTATTATAACAAGTACTTTACTGTTTTTATCTGGAAGCACCTCAGGAGCTTTAGAATACAATAGTAACGATAAGGTCAAAACTAGACACAAGAGGATAAAATCTCTAAATGAGAAGATATTCACTGGTCTAAAATTTGAGCAAGTTTGGAGAATTGTTGAAGTAATTGTTGACTATTCTAAGATATTTGAAATTGAAAAAAGCGCATTAGTAGTTAATAATTTTTTTAAAACTAGTGTAAGTTATGTGTGTAATCTAGATGAGACTATACACAACGAGCTTACAATAAGTTCTATGAAAGCTTTTTACCCAATGTTAATAACTGAACCACCTTTAGATTGGGAATTAAAAGATGGTAATATATCTGGAGGGTACCACACTTACCAGCACAAGATGATAAGGGTAAAGCCCCAGTATTTAAATTATAATAAATACAGCAAGGGTATTTTTGATTCAGTAAATTATATACAGTCTCAAAGTTGGAGAATAAATGAGGTAGTTTTAAAAGCCGTTGATGATGATATCAGGATGCCAATCAAATCTGACTATGTTAAAGTTATTTACCCTAGTGATGATGGTTGTAATTTTGAAATAAAGATAAACGATGAAAACAACCCGTTAAGTGACTCTGAAACAACTAACATAAAGTCAAGTAGGGATAAGTTTCAACAATCTTTAAATCTTTATTTAGCTGAAGTTAGAGACTTTGAAAGTGCTATAGGTAAGTATAGGGCAGTTAAAATGGCTATTGAGATAGCTAAGGAATATGTTGGTGAAGATGTTTACTTTCCTCATTCATATGACTCTAGAGGCAGAATCTATCCAATACCAGTTGGATTATCACCTCAAGGTTCAGACGCGGTTAAGGCTATGTTAGAATACTCTAACGGTCAAGTGTTGAATAGTGACGGTGCAGCTTGGGCGTTTGCTTATTTAGCTTCTCTATATGGAGATGATAAGTTACATTTTGACGATAGAGTTAAGAGAGGTATGCAATTAATTAATGAGGACTATAAAGATGCTGACGAGCCTTATCAATTCCTAGCTCACCAAATAGAATGTAAAAAGATAGCAGAAGATCCTAGGTACGTATTTAAAGGTCGTATACACTTAGACGCTTGTAATAGTGGATCACAATTTACAAGTGCATTAACTGGAGACCTCGATGGTTGTTTAGCAACTAACGTTGTACCAACTATAGGTAAGGATGGTTTATGTGATAGACAAGATGCTTATTTACTGGTATCTAATAAATCCATAGAGTTAACTAAGAGTATTTTATGTGGTGATCTAACACATAGTGATAGGAGAGTTTATGAAATGCTTCTAGAACTTTTAGAAAAACATGGTAGAAAAATATGTAAGAGGCCAGTTATGGTATCTAATTACGGTGGCACTGCAGGAGGTAGAGCAAAGATATTGTTTGATATGTTTAGAGAGCTTAATTTAGATAGGGAGTATATAACTAGTATAAATTCTATAAAGTTAGCTAAGATAATTGGAGACTCAATAACAGGTGTCTTAAACGGTGGAAAAGCTTTTGAGAAATATATTCAAACAATGAATAATGTTATATCAAAAAAGGGTGTTCCAATAAAGTGGTTGACTGGTGATGGTTTTTTGGTTATACATGTTAAGAACAAAGAGTTGCCACCTAAAAAGTGCTCCTTAAAGTTACCAAACGCTAGGAAACAGACGACCATAATAAAGAAGATTTATTCAGATGAAGTTGCACCATCTAAAATGAGGAGTGCTATTAGTCCTAATTACATCCACTCGTTAGATGCGGAGTTATTAAGAAGGGTAGCATTAAGGATGAGAGATGAAGGTATTAAGAATTCAGATTGGATTCACGATTCTTTTGGTTGCTTACCTAACGATGTTGATATGATGCTTAAAATCTCAAAAGAGGTTTTTTTAGAAATGATGGTATCAGAGCCTTTAAGTATTTTAGACAAAGGTCTTAGGCAACAAGCAGTTGAAGCCGGCGTTACATCAAGACAGTTGTCTAAGATAGAGTTACCTAAGCTTTATGGGTTTGATATAAAGAACGGTGGAATTGATTCAATAATTGATTCTGAGTGGTTTTTTAGCTAATTTATTAAAATGTTGGTTTTTAGTTAGTTAACCATTACTATCTACACATGAAAGAATAAGTGTTTTTAACACCACTAAAAAAACAGAATAGCATTTCAGTATTTGGTAATCACAATGAAGACTTGCCGGTTGAACTTGTGAATGTTAGGCAACTTTAGTGGTTCTTTCAACGGGCTTTAGTTTTGACTATATGGATTTAATTCCTAAGTCCGTCAAATTTCTTTTTATTACAGTTTTTGGAAGTCTTATTACACCTTGTGGTGAGACTTCTTTTTTTTTAAATATAGATATCATGAAAGATTTAAAGTTAGGTGACAAAGTGGAGACACTAATAGAGAACACTATTCCAAAAAGCTTGATTGATATGATTAAAAAGAATGGATGTGATTGTGAAGGAAGAAAGGATTGGTTAAACAATCTAACAAGAAAATAAGAGGGAAGGGCTACACCTCATTAAGTAGCTCAATATATATATGATATAATAATGAACAACAAAAAATTTGTTTCAAGATTTAAGGATGTAAACCTTTACAAAAGACCATTTTCTTTAACTAGTGTAAGAGCTGTAAAAGAGATCTATGCAGAAAAGTTTGGATTATCTAAGCAGGATGTGATGGGCTTAAACTTCCAGGTCTGTTTGGATAAATTGCGAGAGATAAAAGAAAACAAAAACTAAAAGAAAATGGGAATTACAAAAAACAAATATTCAACTAATACAAACTCTAGTGGGTTTAGGTTGAACTCTTTTCAAGAGTTGACTCAAATTACTACTAAGGAGGATGTGGCGTTGGGTGTCATGAGATGGGGAGAAGAAAACTTCTATCCACAAACATTAAAGAACATTGTCGAACAATCACCAAGTGCAAAACCAGCGGTCGATAGAGTTGCAAAGTTCTACAAAGGTGGTAGCTTTGAAGGTGAAGACATTATAGTTAACTCTTATGGATTAACTTTAAGGAACATAGTAGACAAGTGTGCAGAGGATTTAGCGTTCTTTGACGCGTTTGCTATTCAATCAAACTTTAACGTATTGGGTCAGCCTAATGATATGAACCCCATAAGGATTGAGTCATTAAGATTTAATCAATTTGATGAGTTGAGCTATGCTTCTAAAATAGGATATCATAGAAACTTTGGTCAGAATGATAGGGTTGAGATGAACGTTATAGAACATGCTACAAATAGTAACATTAAGTTTATAAACGTTTGGAACCCAAAGTTTGCTAAGGAGCAGTTTGATGGATTAGAGAATGGATTAAATGATTACAATGGTCAGATACTATATTATAGTGGTGCTGGTCCAAGTCAATATCCAATACCTCCACTACAATCTGTAATCAATTTTGTATTGAGTGATGTAGAGAATTCAATCTTAGTTAGAAAAGAGACTTCTACGGGATTCGTTAGTAGTTATATATTAAAATCTACTTTAGATTATGATGATGCTAACTTGATAGCTATGGAAAATTCTATCGCACAAATGCAAGGAGCTAGAGGTGCAGGAAAGATTATGACCATTAGTGGACTAAGCGAAGAGGAGATGAAGTCTACATTGTTAGAGGAGATTGGAGCAGGTAATTCAACTGCGGTTATAGATTCGGCAACAAAGACTTTTGATTTAGACAAGAAGGTTATTACGGGAGTATATCTTATTCCTCCAGTATTGAGTGGTATAGAAGTATCTACAGGTTTCTCAACAGAGGCTTTGGTTGATGCTTACAATGTATTCAATGCAATAACTAAACAAGGTAGAAAAACTATCGAAAGAGAAGTTAATAAGGTATTGAAAGCTGGAGACTTTGGTATTGATTCCATAAAGTTAGAAAGTATATCACTAGATGTAAATGGTGGAGAAGGCGAACCAGTAGATGGAGATGGATCTATGGCAGCAGGTAACACTACACTAACTAATTTAAGTGGTAGACAATTACAAGGTATTCAAAGGATTGTTAGAAAATACAACAAGGGTGAATTAACAGAGGGACAGGCGTCTCAATTGTTACAACAAGGGTTTGGATTTGATGACAAGGCAGTGGATGAGTGGTTAATCTCACCAGAGGAAGAGGCTCAAGAGAGTACTCAAGATGTTGAACCTAATAATATAAAAGACGATGAATAGTGTAAATTTAGAGAATGCATTAATATCGGTAGATATTGTGGATTTGTTACAGGACTATTGTGCTATCCAATTAGACATAGATTCTACAAAGGTCAAGGCCGCAGCTCATGTTGCACAGACTATTGACATTACTAGAGTGATCGGTGCTACTAACTTGGAGAGAATAAAGAATCCATTAGATAGTGTTGACGATGCAATGAGAGAGTTAGCGATACCAGCTTGGTGTTACTACACTTACTCACGTTGTTTGAAGATGTTTAACGGTACTTTAACCGATAGTGGATATGTTATATCAGAAGACGCAGAAAGAGCGTTAGACGTTGTAGGAAAGGCTTCTAATGAGGCTTATTCAATAGCAGAGGTTTATATGCAATTATTAGTTGAGGCTTTAGATGGAGAAACTCCAACAGAGTCTGACGATATAGACCAAGGTTTATTTACACCACAGATTAGAGTATTTGGTGGTGAAGAAAATAGAGGAAGTAATTAATATAAATATAGGAGTAGGGTCATGCCTTTTAAAATTGACCCATAAATTTATTAAAGATGAAAAAAGTATTATTATTATTAGTATTAGTGTTAGCGTTTACATCATGTATAAACGACGAGAGTATTTCAAGTATTGAACCAGAGGTGAGTGAGGATTTTACATTCTTAACGACTCAAGCGAAGGCTTTGTCGGTTTATTATACTCTAGCAGGAGTTGATGAGAACACAGGAGACCAATTTGTAATCAACCAAATAAAAGAAGATGTAAGACTTTCTTTTTATGGGAGTTCAACTTTGGATTGTGATGTTGCTCAAACTGCAGCGTTTAATGCATTAGATGCTTTCTTTGCATATAACTATATTAATATTTCAGAAACAACTATCAGAGCAGAATTAAGTGCTATTGGTTTAGGTTGCTAAGAATAAGGAATTGGGCGAGTCTTAGAGCTTAGGTATTTGATTACTACGCCCATCTAAGATATAGGAAAACGTCACCTATTTAATTTGACGTAGAATTATATTACAATGGAAGAAATAAAATTAGTAAAAGTTCTTATGGTATCACTATTATTGCAGTTATTATTGATAACACCTAGACTATTAAGTTGGTCTTTGGGGGTTATGGAATCTATATTTAGAATCCTTAAATCAATTGTAGGTGTACTAATTAGAGAACTTAAGAGAGAGGTATTAAAATAAAAACACAACAAGATGGATAGAAAACGTATGAGCAATAGCAAAAGAGCTATTGACAAAAGAAATAGAGAGAGGAAGGAATCATTCCAAGAGGCTTTAGCAGATGGTCACACTAGTAGGAGAGACATCTACAAGGCTATGGGCATTAGTGGATTGGCTTTGACAGAGTTTTTTGAGGACAATAAGAAGATGTACAAATTGTATTGCGAGTCTCGTAGACAATTAAGAGATGTAGCATTGGATAACATAACTGATGTTGTTCATGATGTGACTCACCCAAAGAATTACGATGCTAGTAAGTTTATAGTTCAAAATTATAATACAGACTTAGATGTTGTATTGGTTGAGAAAGGTGATGATACTGTATCGGCTACAATAGGTGCTAGCGAAGGAAGTGGAATAGTAATCCAGTTCGATACAAAAAAGAAAGAGGACGATAAAAAATAAGATATGGGAAAACGTGGAAAAAAGATAGAGCCTAAAGTTCTAAATGTAAATCCAATATTCTCACCATTATTTAGAGACGAATTAGACCAGCCAAGATATTATAATGTATATGGAGGAAGGGGTAGTGGTAAGTCTTTCATAGCATCGATAGCTACGGTTCAGCTATCTTACTCAAAATATAAGCACAATGTATTGTACTTAAGACAGACAATGAACTCTATTGAGGACTCGTCTTATAAGGACATCATGGATGCTATAGAATTTATGGGTAAGGAGAGGGACTTCAAGGTAGTTAAGAACAGGATAATTAACAAGATAACGGGTTCAATCATATCCTTTAAGGGTATAAGGTCAACGACAGGAGCTAAGTTAAAGTCTTTGTCAGGATTTACTACATTGGTAATAGAGGAAGCTATGGAGGTTGAGTCCTTTGAGGAGTTCTCTAAGATTGATGAAGGTATAAGGGTGAAGGGAAAGCCATTGAAGGTAATCTTATTGTATAATCCAGGTGTCGCATTAGGAGCTTGGATACATGATGAATGGTTCTTAGATGGTAAACCAAATCCAGAAGCATTTGAAGACACAGTGTTTATGCACTCGACGTTTTTAGATAATGAGTATAATTTGAATCCAAGTGTTGTACAAAGGTATAAGGATTTAGAATTAAAGAGACCTAAATATTATTTGAATACTATTCTAGCAGAGTGGACGTTAGATTCAGAAGGTAGAGTCTATGATGGTTGGGACATTTACTCAGGCATGCAGGACAAACCAGAATTCACAGTATATGGATTAGACTTTGGATATGGTGGAGTTGATTCTACATCGTTGATTAAGATTGATTACTTTGAGGGTACATGGTATCTAACAGAGGTATTCTCTAAACCTAAGATAAGAATGGGTGAGGTTGTATCATTAATGAGACAGAATAATGTACCATTGGACGCTAGGATTTACGCAGATTATGCAGTACCATTGTTCCTAACAGAGATTAGGTTGGGTGGTTACAAAGGAATAAGGAAGTGTAAGAAGGGAAAGGTTACGGAGAAGGTTAAGATAATGCAAGACAAGAAGATTGTAATAATAGATGAGAATAAGACTTCTCAATTATACTATGGTTACATCACGTGGAGTCTTAATGAGAAGGGACAACTACCCCATGAGCCAGATTCATTAGCTGCTGCTAGGTATGGAATCCTATCTTGTAATCCAAGAACAGACAAGAGATCTTTAGGTAGAGCACCAAGAAGAACAAGTGGAACAAAAGGATATTTATAAACTAAAACAACTCAAGGAGGATGAGTAATATAAACATATGGAGTGGGCAAGATGGATTTTTTGCCACCCTAAAGGACGTAGATGAACTATATAGTAATATTGATATAGTAACACTACAATTGATAGATACTGTCTTAGGAGAGCTAAAAAGTGCATCATACGACGAACTAGTCGACTGGTTAGATACTTGCACCACAGATGAGCTAATAATGTTCTTAGATTATTTCATGGATGACCATAGGTTATGTGAGGTAACTAGGATAGAGATTATGAGACGATAATACATTAAACAAGGCATGCCGAAAGGTGTGCTTTTTTTTGCGTTTTGAAAAATAATTTAAAAGTTTTTTAAAAACATAGTAGTTAAACAAATAATTGGTTATATATTTGCAGTGTCAAACAATAACATTTAAAGCAAATAAGATGAAAACATTAAATAAAGAAGTAGCTAGAAAGATTTTAAAGAACGTAAAGGGAGGTCAATTTACAGATAACCTACAAGACTTTCATGCATTTTTTACAACTTATAGAAATCTTGGTCAAGTAACTAGGTCTACTGACAAGGCATTCTTCATTGCAGAACCTACTCACCCAGGATGTAAAGAAGGATTTTGGCTACCAAAAAGTGTTTGTAAGTTTAGTTTCGAAGAGAGTAGAAGTGGAGAGGTAGAAGTTACAATGTCTTTCAATAGAAGTTATACTCTTCAAGGACAAGAGGAGAAGAAACATTCAGGTTTTTCTGCTGCGAATGCAATTGCTAATTTCATCACAAGAACTGGTGGTGATGTATATTGTAACGCTTAATTAAAAACAAACAAAAAAACAAGAAATTATGGTTAGCGAGATAAAGATAGGACAAACGTTATATGATGGAGAAACTCCAATAAAAGTAACGCACAAGAGTGGTGGAGAGATAAAGGTTTTGTATCCATGTGGGGCAAAATTCTACTATAGTCAATACGACTTAGAGTGTGAAATAATAACATTAAACTAAATAAAACACTATGAATAAATTTATAAACAGTATAGCATTAGATAAGCTAAGACATGTAGTAGGAGGGTTAATACTAGGATTCGCTTTCATAATGATAGGACACTTCTTTGATATGGGATTAGTGGGTGCAGGATTCGCTACGGTACTAGTAGCAGGTAAGGAAGTGGTAAACGATGGATGGTTAGGAAGAGGTAATGTGGAGTTCTTAGACTTCGTGTATAGCTTCATCCCAATATTAATGTTAGCGATATGCTACTCAATGTAAGATAATAAAACTAATAAATTAAATAAATAGAAATTATGGCTAACGCAATACTTTGGAAGGACGGAACAATAACGTACATGAATAGTAAAGGTGAGATAATATCAACACCTCAACCAAAAAAATAAGATAAGATATGGAAACAGTAGGATTGATTATTAGTATGGTTACAATAGCGTTTGTAGCTTTGAGAGTTGGTAAAATCCTTCCTCAAGAAATGGCTTTAGTTCCATTATTGATTATGTTGATAATGGACGGGATGGTAGTATATGGCTTTAAGGAGTTTGTACAAATGGAGAATAAGCAAATAGCATTTGCAATTATGGGAGCAACAATGGTTAAGGTTTTGTTCTTAGTATTGACGTTACCTAAGGGTAATTAAAAATAGATATAGTATATGGATACAAATGAAATACCTAAAGGGTGGTGGTTAAATGTAACCCTAATGGCTAGGAAAGAGAACCCTAGTTGGATAGTAGGAGTGTTGAGAGAAGGTAAAGCATCTTGGATAACAGAGCATGTTAGAGGTGATCTAAATAGCTCTAGAGAAGCGTACAAAGTAGGAATGTCTTTCATACAAGATTGGAGAGCTAAGAGAGGTTTAGAGGTAGACCATAAGTGGGAACGTCAAATGAAAGAAGGTAGATTTTAACATAAATAAATAAAAATAGATATGGGATTAATTGGATTTTTAGCAATAGCATTATTGATTAAGACAATAGTGAGTGTGATAGTAAAAGAAAAGAACAAAAGATAATAAAAATGACAA